TCATCTGTCAATACTCCTAACCTGTTCTTAAAGAAGAAGATATCATTGATCTTATAGTCAACAAAAGAAGGGAAGGGGTTAGTGTTATCATCACCTGCTGTCCTACCTCCCCAATCCACTGTCTTTAAAGTAAAGCTTGTTATCTTACCTGTTGTTTGGTCAGGGATTAGTCTAACAGGCATTGTATCTTTATCTATGAGAGTATCAATACCTGTAACAACTCCTTTATCAGTTCCATCTTGAAACCAACCAGGTTGTTCTATCCAACTTCCTTCTCCAAAGTCTTCATTATCTTTAGTCTTAAACTTAACATAGTAATCATCTTGATCTAAGTCTGTATCCCCGATGATCTTAACTCGGAAATTATTAAAACAAGATTTAGGAAGATCAGTAATACTATCTACTTCTTTATAAATAACACCTAATCCTTGGTCAGCTAAACCATCTGAAACCCTAACCATAAAGTCTGTTTCTGATGATATTTTTATAATACTGCTGTTTCTTTCTACGGTAAATTTTGTAGTAGTACCTGCAACAGTGGCAGAGTCTATAGTAGGCATTACAACACCTGGAGTTAAATAGTTTAGGTCTCCTGAATTAAGTGTTGCGTCAGCATAGTACCGAGGGACAGCTGTCCATCTCACAGTTATTAACATTCCAGATTGTGTTCCTGTATTATAAGCAGCAGTAGAAACAGAGCTATCATAACCTGTGCCTTTTTGCGTCAAAGTAGAACCAGTGACTACACCGTTAACCACAGTTAAAGTCCCACCTGCACCTGATCCTATCTTTACTCCTGCGTCAAATTGGTCTACATGAAATGTAGTTATAGGAGTGTAATAGCTTCTGATATTAGATGATGGACCTAAACCTGATCCTCCCGATAAATCAAAAACTTCTAAAGTACCTGCACCTGATATATAAGTATTTAAACAAGTGGTAAGGTCTCTTGCTATAAACTCCGTGTCAGCGTGGTTACCTTTAGGTTCGACATCCGCTGGTCCACTAATATAAGTAGAAGCTTGCACCCCTGAATTGCCGTGACTGCTTGACGAATAATCGTGATGACCTGCAAAGCTACTTGCTAGAGGGACTAATAATCCATCCAAGTAAATACTATAAGATTTCTCATAGTCTCCTAGCTTAACAAATATTAAAGCATCTTTCTCTAAAGGTTGTGTCTTTAATTCAGCGTCTGTTACTTTCGCTACCGTCTTAGTCTTGTTAACAATAAAGGTAGAGTCTGCTATGGTTAAAGCTGTAAGGTCCGTAAGAGGATTAGAAACAGAGACGTAAGTACCAGCAGTAGCATCTTCAATAGTAATATCCATCTCACCAGCACTAATGTTATCTACAGTTAAGTCTCTTGCTTTTAATCCGTTAACAGAGTCATACGTAACAACATATTGATTCTGTTCATCTCTATCTACATAGTGACTAAATAAATTAGAGCTAATATTAGCACCTAATCCAGTATCATAAGAAAACCTAGAGTTAGGTCTTTTAACAAGTCCCTCTACTACAGTTGACCAAGCATTTATCTGCTCATCACACTGTCCAGGGTATCTTAAATTGTCAGGTTGTTGTGATACACCTTGGGCAAGGTTAGGAATACTGGTGTTAAGCAGTGGCATCTTTACCTGTCAATTACTCTTAGTACGCTGTAGTTGTCAAAGATAGTTCTGTCTGCATTCTCAGAGTCACTTTCAATAGCTCTAGCTTTCGCTTCGATCTCATCTCTTAAAGCAAACCCTTCTATCTCTCGACTGCCTAAGAACCTAGCAGCAAAGATGCGAGCTGATTTAACAGCTATGTAATGTCTAAATTGTTCAGGTAGTTCTTCAAACTCTAACTCAAAAGTAATAATAGCTTTTAAGTCTTTAGTCCAAGTATCCCTGTGGTTTTTTCTATCGTATAGCTTAGTACCTCTTTGTACAGGATCAGTGTCCGTGTTTAACTCAGGGTCTAAGTCTACTTTTAAAATGTTTGTAGGTAATGTAATCCGACTTGTAACAGAATCAGGAACAAGTGGGTAATCGTATTCTGTATTGAAATGCCATCCTTCTGATTGGATAGCTTTACTTGTTTCTTCTAACGCATGGACTGCTTGTGTAACGGTTACAGGAACACTAGTTCCACTTAAAGTATTAACAGGTGATTCTCCTATTACAGAGATCATAATGTTTACCGCTTCCAGTTTAGTTGTCAGTGCCATAGCTTGTAAATAAAAATATCAGTGAAGGGAAGGGATTCCGCTACGCAGTCCCCCTCCCCAACACCGAAGAGAGAACTATTTCTGCAATTCAATAGCACACTCAGGACGGAGAACTCCGTGACCCATAGCATACTTTGCAACAAAAAGTGTTCCTTGACGCTCGATTTGATACTCGCTTTCAGTAGCAAGATCAAGAAGCTTCACAGTTCCGACAGCAGCAGAATGAGAAACAACACCAAGAGTATTAGTGAAGTTACCATTATACCCAGCACCACCAGCTCCGAATACATCATTGCTAGATGCACCATCTCCAGTAGCAACAGCTGATAAATCAGTTGAAGGAATGTGATTAGATTTGTAGATAGTGATACCAGCTACTTGTGGGATTGATCCAGAAGCAATGCTACCTACTCCTCCTACGTCTTTATTGACAGCAGAAGTAGAAATAGCCAACGCACCTGCACCACCTGTAATGAGCTTGTAATACTCCTGCGGACGAAGGACTGCAAAACGACCGTCACTAGGAACGTCATTTTCGTCAAGCTTCTGAGCAGCAGTGAATAAAGCAGCTACAAGTTCTGCACCAGTAGGATCAGTATTATCAGCATCATCAGTTGAATCAGCTCCGTCTCCCATTGCATTAGCAGAAACATCAAGAATACCACCAACTTTACCACCAGTAACAGCAGCAGATGTACGAGCAGCAGCGATAAAGGTTTTAGCTAGAGCAGTATCAAAACGAACTGCAAGTGCTTTACCTAACTCATTCGCGTAAACGGAACGAATATCGTAGTGATTCTTAACGTCATCAATGTTAGCCAAGAAAGTAGAAGCAAGTAACATCTTATCGATGGTGATTACTTTCTCTGCCTTTTTGATGTCACTCAAGTATGAGTTTCCACCGTCAGCGATGTTTTCGCCAGGTGTGTGGTAAGAAGCAGAAGCTACACCAGTAACTGGGAACTGAGCTGATTTACCGTTTTCGATTGTGCGGACAGTGTGTAAAGGTTTGAAGATGTTCGACTCCTCAAAAGTTTGTAAGATTTCTCCACTAAACTTCTTAAGAAACAAAGCATCGTCAGCACCAGCACTATTAATCTGTCCCACACGTGAGGGGGATGTATCTCCATTAGCCATAATATATGTTTGTTGTAATTGTTATTATTATTAGTATTTGTTTTTCGACTTTCGTTTGAACCTTTGATCGAGATTGTCCACCGCAGTGGGTCTTAACATTAGTACTACTAATTGTCTGTTAAAGTAAATTAAGTATTATAATTCCACCTAAACATAGAACAGTCAAGACAATAGCCTTCTCCTTCTTGCTCAAGTTATTATAAATTCTTCTTAGTCTTTTTAATTGATTTCTCATTATTATTAGATTTTTTCTGTACGTATCGGGTATAAAAGATAGGGACTATGTTCCATAGAATAACACCTACAAGACATAGTTTCAAGAAACCATATACTTCATCTAACATAGAATCAAAGAATCCGTTATCCATCTTCTCATCTAATTGTTGTTGTACAAGTTCCTGTACATCTCCTTCGGATATAGCTTTAACTTTTTTAGCTAATCCTTTGTTCTCCTCCATTAACTTAGCACCCTCTCCTAGTCCCCATCCAAGGGCAGCACCACCAGCAGCAGGACCAGGACCACCAAGACTACCAACAGTTGCCCCACCTACACTGCCTATTAAAGGATAAAAAGAAGCCTTGGAACATCCACCAAAAAGAACCAGAACCAACACTGGCAAGAAAAAAGATGGAGTCCAAGGCTTCAAACCTACAATAAAAGTCTATATATTACTGACAGATATACGTCTGTCAATCTCTTCGTGATATGCTTTATCTCCACTCCTATATCTAGGATCAGATTGAGCACGAGCTAATTCCTGCATGGAACGAAAGGGCATAGTAGATGACTTGTTAACTGCTCCTTGTACTAGTCGAGGACTAACACCATTCTCTGCTTTAAATTGAGCGTACAATCCTTTAGTGGCTAACTTAGCTTGTTCAATTGTACCGTTCTGTACGATTTCATCAAAGGTATTTACCTCTTCAGGAGATAAGTTATTAGCTGCCCATTCTGCCATTTGATCCCAATTCCCATCAGCTACAGACTTGATGCTACCTTCTTCACTTTGCATAAGTGCCTGTTGACCAGCAGCATAGCTATCTACTATCTCCTTCGATATCCCAGCTTTAGCAAGATTCTCATAGGTCTCCTCAGATAGCTTACCATCATTTTGAAAGAACTCTTTAGAAGCTTCCACAACAATATTGTTACTATCCAAGTCTTCCTTCTGAGTGTCATCGGTTTCTTCTTGTACTTCAGATTCTTCCTCCTGTTCAACCCCTGCTCCCATTTTCTTTTCAAGTTCACTATAGGCACTAGCCATGTCTTCAGCACTTTTAAACTTTTCTGGCAACCACTCAGGTCTATTATCTTCCGTCTGTTCTTCAGGTACTGCTTCAACAGACTCTTCTGATTCGGGGTCAATCTCCTGTGGTGCTTTCTCATTTATCTCTACTCGGTGTAATTCAGCCATATCTACTCTTCTTGTGGTTGTTGTTGACTACTCATGTACTGCTCTTGTGCAGCATTGATAGCAGGTGCTACAGCAGGTCCACCCAACTTCATCATCATCTCTTGTTGTTGGGCTTGCTGCATAGCTTGTTGAATTTCTTCATCTGATTTGATTAAACCTTCTGTTTCAATACCTAACGCAGTAGCTCTTCTCTTGAAGTAATCTGATACGTTAACATACTGTGCTACTGCTTGTGGTCCTACTATTTGATTAGCTCCTGCAAGGAATAGATCAAGTTTTTGTAAATCATTCCCTCGTCCTAGTGCTTCAACACCAGTAACAATAGTAGGTTTAACAATGTCTTTAGGTAACTTAGGAAGTCTTCCTTCTTTACTCATCCTTGCCATTAACCTAGTAACGACAGGCATTTGAAACTCTTGTGACAATAAAGAATACAATCCACCAAGTGCAGCTTCTAACTCCTGAGATAACATTCTTATCTCCTCTGCTGTTACTCGTTCTGCATCTCTGACTACTCCACTGTTAAGAAGGAAAGCTTGAGACAGTCTGTCACTGATTCCATTCATTACTCCTTGTGCAGTACGGAAGTCATTGAACTTGTTAAGTTGTAACACAGATACATCTCCATCACTTCCTTGTACAATTGCACCGTTAGGAGATTCAGATAAAGTCTTAGCCCTGGTTGTACCGTTAGGATTAACCATGAAGAGAACCTTAGCTGCTGCTGCACTTCCTTCGACTATCGCTTTTGTTAGTGCCTCTAGTGATTTAAGATCACCTAAGTACTCCTCTACAAAGCCACGTCCATAATCTTCACCGTCTATCCTTGTATAACGAAGAGGAAGAAAGGGAGACTTTTCAACAGGGTATCTACCCTTTGACTCCTCAATGACCATTCCCTTTACATCTTGTTGTACTATAAATTCATTACCTTCTCTGATAACAGAGGTGTATAGATCACAGCTATTCTCTTTCTCTTGACGATAAACTTCTTCTCTTACAGACTCAGGAAGCATCATCGGAGCAACAGTCTCTTTGATAGCTATGTGTGTTACGTTACCCATTGGGTCTCTCTTCACACAGTAACGATCTAATCGAAATACCCTCATCCCTCCGTCATCTGGTAAGTACAATAAAGTATTACCTGTGACCAATAAATTCTTTAACGCTTCAAATACTCCTACTCTAAATGCTTCGACTTCTACTTCTTGAGATACACTTCGTTCTACATCTGCTAAAGCTTTCTCTAAGTCAGATCGTAATTGCTCTCCTCCCTCTGGTCCTAACTCCTGCTTTGCTTTATCTAATTCATACCTGTCTATAACAAGACGAAAGAATGGTGCGTTAGGTGGTAACAAAGCTAATAGTAATTTAGAAGCTAAGTTGTTAACTCCTCTAGCTCCTACTCCTTGATACGGTGTGTAATACTTAGTAGCGTAGTTATGCCCATCGGGAGGCATGATATAAGGAATAGTTAACTCAGATGAGGTACGACCTCTATCCAAGAAAGACCACCTTTGGTTCTCTAAGGAGTGGTATAAGCCTTGGGCTGTTTCTTGCATAGGTTAGATAGGTTCGTCAGGTGTCCACTCGTCTCCGCTTAATACGGTTAGTATTTCAGAATGGGAGTATTGCGTTTTGCCATCCAAGAATGAAGGTGTTGTGTCAGTGTCAAACTTAACAAATGTCTTTGTGCCATCGACTGAGAATCTAACTGTATCAGCACTAGTCTCATCTACTTGGCTAAAATCAACGGAGTCTACTTCGTCCGCATTTATTATTACATATTTTCTGCTCATAATTTATTAAGATGGTACTGTGGTTGAAAAAGTTGGGCCGTTGGT